GACCTGTTGGTCCTGTAACCGTAGACGCTGCCCCCGTAGGACCAGTTGGACCCGTCACGCCTTGAACACCTTGAGGACCTGTAGGTCCAGTAACAAACGAATCAGCACCAGTCGGTCCTGTTGGTCCTTGCGCCCCTGTAGGTCCCGTCACCGTAGATGCGGCACCTGTAGGACCAGTCGGACCTGTAGGTCCCGTCACTGTTGAGGCAGCACCAGTGGGACCAGTAGGTCCAGTAGGTCCAGTAGGACCCGTAACGGTACTTGCCGCACCTGTGGCTCCCGTAGGACCTGTCACTGTTGAGGCAGCACCAGTCGCTCCAGTAGGACCCGTAACGGTACTTGCTGCACCTGTCGGTCCAGTAACGCCCTGTGCGCCAGTAGCACCAGTCGGCCCTGTTGGTCCAGTTACACCCTGCAAACCAGTCGCACCAGTCGCACCAGTAGCACCCACAGCACCAGTCGGACCAGTAACACCAGTTGGACCAGTAACACCCTGAATACCCTGTGGACCAGTCGGACCTGTACCTCCCTGTGGACCAGCCGACTCTGAACCAACAACCAAAATTTTCGTGCCGACAGTCGCAGGCACAGAAGGGTCAGCCAACGCCAAAACAATAGAAGTACCAGATTTATATACAACAACTGGTTCGTTAGAAACAGCAACAGTGACCTTTGTGGTAGCCATAAACTACCTGGTCACATCGGCAAGAACCGTTACAGTACCCGAAAGAATAGTGGTAATAACACCAGCAGCGTTTTCCTGCAAATCCCAATACAAAAAGCCAGGGTCCAAATCAGCAGTATCAGCCGCAGCAAACGTAACAGCCATCTCACCAGCAGCCCCATCAGTAACAACGCAGGTACCTGTAATGGAAATGGCAGCGATGTCTGGGGTGGTACGCATCTGTGACGTGTAGGTACGCCCTGTAATGTTTACAGCAGTTGTACCGTCAGTAGTGATAGTGACCTCTACCGTTTCGGTATCACCACGGGTAATAGTTAAATCTTGTCTTGCAGGTGCAGCCATACTTGTGTGATTATAGCACTATTGGATAGCCCCTGAGTTCAGAAGAACCTGATGCACATTCTCTGGCACCATATAAGTTTCTCCTGGTTTCAAACTATAAAACTGCGACCCGATATGGGCGTTGACTTTACGAACCACTTGGATGCTGGTCATAATTTCAGGTTCATACCACACTGGGTCTTCCAGAAGGTTTCCTTCTGGGATGAGGCTAAGTAGTTGTTTGGTGGCGTTAGACCAAGAAAACACTTTTGATTCTGGGACACGAGCCACAGCCCTATCCTTAATGGTTTGACGGTTTGAATATGCTTCCATCATCAGTTCCTCCAAAACTTTCTGGTTAGGTTCATCCCACTGCCCCAGAGTCTCTGCCGTGGATTTACGGCACGGAACCACCCCAAAGGCTAAATGAGCGAACTGGGACTGTCCTGTGCTGTCTGACACGATTGTAGGGACACCACTGGCAATAGCCTGCAAAGGCATCAAACCAAAACCTTCACCACGAGACACAGCCACAAAACAATCAGCCTTGTTGAACCACTCCCTATGTTGCTCACGAGTCATCCAATCCCTATTCAAAAACACCTTGTCCCCCAAACGATTCACAGGCACATCCTTAGCGTGAGGCGCAGCCTTGATATGCAACTCGGCGTTAGGCAACTTCAAAGCATTAAAAGCGTTCACCAAAACATCCAGCCCTTTACGCCTCCACAAAGAACCACCCCCGTGAAACCGAAACACATCAGTCCGTTCAACATCCATAGGTTTCCAAAAACTATGGTCCACCCCTAAAGGACAATAAGAAACATCATTATGAAAACCACTAAACAGTTCCACATTATGTTGGCAAGGAACAACAACCTGGTCAAAATGTTCTATCCACCTACGGAAATTGCCAGGCAAAGAATCCGTTTCCCACATAGAAAACAAAACCTTATGTTGCCCCCTGAACCAACCCTTACAAGCATTAGGGATTTGCATATGAACGTGAACAGAAGCGTGTTTGTCCAGTTTTACATTCTTAGGTAAAGACTTCTTGAACCCGTCAAGCATCGCCCCATAACCAAAGTTAGGGTCATCAAACCCTTGCCAATGTTGATAGTTCACGTTTCAGAAGCAGGCAGACCTTCAATTTGCCAGCGTTCAGTTGCCCGTGATTCCAACACAGAAGCACCATCAATCTGTCTAGGTTGCAAACCCTGCTCACGAAGACGCTTATAGGCAGGCATATCTTTATTCCAACCCTTTTCACGCTCATTGATTTTCGCTACCTGCGAACCACGAGTAGTAGTTGAATTAGAACCCACCTGTATCCCTGTAATTTTACAAGCGAAACAACCCTCAACATCCAGGTTCGGATGGTCCTCCCTATGCTTCAATGTAATCCCCATATCCAGCAGCAATCAAATCTGCTTCCTCAGCAGCAGTCAACGGATGAACGTGACCACCGTGGTAAGTAATAGAAATAATTGACGGGTCGCCAGGTTGTGACTCTGTGAAAGAACCATCAGTCAATTTGAACACATTGCGCCCTCTTTTGCCTGGATTCATATACGCAAAGATTCCTCTTTCGCCTGGTTCAGCCCAATACACAAACGGGTCAACTGGTGGAATAAATGTTGCCATACACACAGGATAGCAAAAACCCCCACCCAAACGGGCAGGGGCTTCGCTGAACCTTTATGGGGTTCTAATCAATTCCTTGTCGGAAATTAGGCGTTTGTACCAATGCTTGATGCTGACTCAATACGACGCAATGCTTCCTGACGGAACACACCGTAACCAACAAAGTGCTTCCAACCGACTGGACGGAAACGCTTGAGAAGGTCGGTCACTGTTCCGTACACAATTGTTGGCTGTGCGCCATACTCGCCACCGAGGGAAATACCCTTGGCGAGAGCCTGGCGACCCATGATGAGTGTGCCGTATACGTCAATTGTTCCACTGGAACCACTGTTGTTTGATGCGTCAATGAACTTCGGCGCACGTGGCGACTCCATAAAACGGACTCCTTCAAACATACCGATTTCACCGTTGTAGATGCCTTCAGGGTTGACGTAGTTAGCAGGTGTACGCCATGCTGCTGCGTCGGTTGCTGAACGGAAGTCGTAAGACACGTCTGGGTGGATGAAGCCAACATACGAACCGTTAATGGTAGGTACGTTTGCGCCACGAAGTTGTGCTACAACTCTACGAACGTCATTCGCTGCGAGGGTGTCGTCAGTGTTGACGGTTGTACGGCTGGATGGGTCAACTGCCCCACCTGTTGCGTAAACCACATTGTCGCCTGCTTCAAGCACGTTACGAGCGATGGTGTCAATTGACAAACCAGCGTTGTAACCAACTGCTTGTGCGGCTACTGGGTCTACAGGGAGGAACGAGGTTGCACGAAGTTTTGCTGTCGTTACAGTTGCGTTACCGTATTCGTTGAGAGTGACAGTAACTTGGCTATCGCTCATTGCGACAGGGGTTACGTCTTCTGCTTCGCCAAGAGCAGTGGTTGCTGCTGCAAGGTCTGCGAATACTGTGAACTTAACTGATGCACCTGGGTTGGTTGCGTTTGTGGCTTGAACATCTGCAAACTGGTCAAAGTACATTTCTGGGCGAAGGGCAAAATATGCCAACTTCTCAAATGCCACCTGGTCTGTTTGTAGGTTTGCTGTGCCTGTTTCTGCTGCGTAGTAATCAGCCATTTTAGTTTTTCCTTATTGGATAGAAGTGGTTAAAAAAGGTCTATGCCTTGTGCTTGTGCTTCTTCAAAAATCTTGTAGACCTCTGCTTCAGAGTTGGCTTCACTAATACGCTTGTTCCAAGATGGAGGTGGTGGTGCCGATTCGCTTCCAGCAGCAATTTTATTGGTTTGCTGCCAGCCTCGTTTGTCGGAGTCATCTGTCTGGGGTGTAATTAGTTGTGCTTCTTCGGCAGCCTCACGGATTGCTTCAGGGGTCAAATCACCGTCATAGCCTTTAACAAAGTATTTGAATCGTGGGTCACT